GGTCAACTGGGGACTAAAAGAGGCACAAGCCCTTGCACGTATCGGTGTCAAGAATGTGCCGTCCCCTATCCAACGTGATTACAAGTGGACAGGCAGGCTCACACCGTTTGCCCACCAGAAAGAGACTTCTTCTTTCTTGACGCTTCACCCCAAAGCCTTCTGCTTTAATGAGCAGGGAACGGGTAAGACCGCATCTGTTATCTGGGCTGCGGATTACCTGATGAAAATTGGACGTGTACGCCGCGTGCTCGTTCTGTGTCCTCTGTCTATTATGAAATCCGCATGGCAGCAGGACTTGTTTAAGTTCGCCATGCACCGCTCCTGTTCAGTAGCCCACGGAGATGCCAAGACCCGAGCCAAGATCATCAACGCAGGTTCTGAGTTTGTCATCCTCAACTTTGATGGGCTGGCAGTCGTCAAACAAGAAGTACTCAATGGCGGCTTTGATCTGATTGTGGTCGATGAAGCCAACGCCTACAAGAACCCACAGACCAACCGCTGGAAGGTGCTCAAGGACGTAGTCGCAAAAGCCGACTGGTTGTGGATGCTGACAGGCACCCCCGCCGCTCAGTCTCCACTTGATGCGTATGGGCTGGCAAAACTGGTCAATCCCGATGGTGCGCCCAAATACTTTGGGCAGTTCCGCGACCAAGTCATGTACAAAGTGTCACAGTTCCGCTGGCTACCAAAGCCACAGTCTCAAGCCACGGTGCACAAGATTTTGCAACCTGCCATCCGCTTTGAAAAAGACCAATGTCTTGATCTGCCCGAGGTGACTTTTGTTGAACGCGATGCGCCGCTAACTCCGCAACAAACCAAGTATTACCGCATGCTCAAGAAGCAAATGACGATTAGTGCGGCTGGTGAAGAAGTGACCGCAGTCAACGCAGCGACCAACATTAACAAGTTGCTTCAAATCTCTGGTGGTGCTGTTTACTCAGACACCCGCGAGGTCGTTGAATTTGATGTGTCTAACAGACTACAGGTAGTGCTTGAAGTAATCGAAGAAGCAAGCCATAAAGTGTTGGTTTTTGTTCCTTTCACCCACACCATCGAGTTGCTCCGAGACACTTTAGAGAAGCACAACATCTCATGTGGAGTCATCAACGGGCAAGTCTCCGTCAACAAGCGCAGTGAGTTGGTCAAACACTTTCAGGAAAACGCTGCCCCCCACGTGCTCATCATTCAGCCACAGGCTGCATCACACGGCCTTACGCTTACCGCAGCAGACACAATTATTTGGTACGCCCCCGTCACGAGTGTGGAGACTTACCTTCAGGCAAACGCACGGATTAACAGACCGGGGCAGAAAAACGCAATGACCATCGTGCACATCAAAGGCAGCGAAGTCGAGAGCAGGCTGTATCACATGCTGCAAAACAACATCAGCAACCACGAAAAAATTGTGGACTTGTATCGTCAAGAAATTTCACAAGACGTTTGACAAAGTCAAAAGTTGTGATATACTAGTGGTTCATAACAATAGGAGCGACTCATGACCGAAACAGAATTGTCCGTTGAAGAACTTGTGGGTATCTACCTCAAGATTCGCAATGCAATCGAAGCAAAAGAAGAGCAGCACAAGACTGAAATCCAAGACCTGAAAGATCAGTTCGAGGTGATTGGCAATAAGTTGCTTGATATTTGTAACGAGCAAGGCGTGGACAGCCTAAGAACCTCCGCAGGAACAGTCTCTCGACGGGTGTCGTCACGGTACTGGACGAGTGACTGGGATTCGATGTATCAGTTCATTAAACAGAATGATGCACCCTTCCTGTTGGAGCAACGAATCCACAATTCCAATATGCGTCAATTCTTGGAGGACAACCCGGACAAGTTTCCGGCAGGACTTCAGAATGAGCGCAAGTATGCCGTGCAAGTACGTAAACCCACTGCCAAGTAAGGAGCAAACTCATGGGCAATCTAGCCATCTTCAAACAGCAAAATGCAGTGGCAGTCTCGGGCAACCGTGAACTGTCGGACCTCGCCAAAACTTTGGCATCCTCTACGACCTCGCGTCGTATCCAGACCAACACCAACGGTACGTTCAAACGCATCGTCAACGGTGAGCAGATCGGCAACGCAGTACGTGGTGAAATTAACGTCATCATCGTGGGTGCTTTGCCCAAGGTCTCGCGCATCTATTACAAAGAGAAGTTCGACCCGAACAAAGAAGCCACCCTGCCTAACTGCTGGTCTAACCTCAGTGACAAACCTGAAGCCGCAGCCGCTGACCAACAACACTCCAACTGTGCAGACTGCCCTCAGAACATCAAGGGTTCGGGCGAGAACGGTAGCAAAGCCTGCCGCTATCAGCGTCGCATTTCGGTGCTGGTTGAAGGCGACTCCAGTGGTGACGTGTACCAGTTCAACGTGCCTGCCAAGTCGCTGTTCGGTAAGGGCACTGGCAACGTGCATCCGTTCGAGTCGTACATCAAGTTCCTGATCGCCAACGGCGAGTCGCCTGACAACGTGGTGACTAACGTCTCTTTCGATGCTAACGCAGACACAATGGAGTTGCTGTTCACCCCGCTGCGCAACATCGGTGACGAAGAGTACGAATTGGTCAAGCAGGCACAACAAAAGCCTGAAACCAAGAGGTACACCATGATTACCGTGGCGCAAGCCGACGGAGTTAAGAAGCAGCCCCCCGCTGTTGAGTCCAAAGCCAAGGCACAGGCTGAAGATGTCGAGCCGAAGAAAACCGTGGTGCGTTCCGACGAACCCGATGATGACGCTATCGAAGAGCCAGTCAAACGCCAAGTGAAAAAAGCCGAGCCTGCGCCCAAGGCAAAAGCAAGCCTCGCTGACGTAGTAAGTCAGTGGAGCGAGGACGAGTAACTCTATGAGTTACGGCTACAGCACAAGGCTGATTGAGTCGAACAAAGCAGCAAGCCCCAAGTTGTTGGGTGTCAGATTAGGTAGGGTGTGCATCAAGTTACGCATACCTGTTGCCTACGTGGCATCAACACTTGGGGTCAGTCGGCAGACTATCTACAACTGGTTCACTGGGACAAGTAACCCACAAAACACGGTTGTAGATTCTGTCGAAAGCCTGCTGACCTCCCTCTCTCAGAAATAAAAATTGCCTATGGACACGGAGTCTAGGGGGTAGTGCCCCCTTTTTTGACCATGATAGAAAAAGACCTTTTAAGCATTGTTCAGCCGCCCGATGGGTGGTTCGCAGTGCTGGGCATAAAAGGTGAAGACGATGTCAGGCAAAAACTGGTAGCAACACGTGAAGAAGTAGATGCGACGGCGCAAGAGTTTGTCGCTGATGAGCGTAATGTGTATTTTGGTGTCGCCAAGTTTGCGACAAACCAAAATCGAAAGAAGCCAAACGTCAAGGGACTGAAGGCATTCTGGTTGGACATCGACTGCGGGGAATCCAAAGTTGCGATCAACGAGAAAACCGGACGACCCGAGGGGTACATTGACCAAGCAACAGGACTGCAAGAACTACAAAAGTTTTGCAAGAAGATAGGGCTACCACGGCCTTTGCTAGTCAACTCCGGGCGAGGCATCCACGCATACTGGCCTTTGACCCGTGAAGTTACCCGTGAGGAATGGGAACCTGTTGCAGAGCGTTTACGCGAACTCTGTGTTCTCCATAACTTCCACATCGACGGGAAAGTTTTTGAAGTTGCTCGGGTGCTTAGGATTCCCGGCACTTACAACTTTAAAGACAATCCACCTACGCTGGTAGAGATTATCAGCGATGCCCCACCGATTGAATACGAGACTTTCCGCAAGATATTGGGAGTCAAAGAAGTAACTCATGAAGCGCCTAAACGCGAACTGACTGAACTGGCGAAAGCCATGATGCAAAACACCACCTCGTCGTTCCGCAAGATTATGATGCGAGGCGAGAACGGTTGCAGGCAGTTGCTTGACGCTTACCAAAACCGAGACATTTTATCGGAACCGCGCTGGTTTGACGCACTGTCGATTGCAAAGTTTTGTAGTGACCGTGACGTTGCCATCCATAAGATGTCTCAGGGACACCCCGACTACGATTACTCTGACACGGAATCTAAAGTCATTCACATTGTCGGGCCGCACAGTTGTGCAGAATTTGAACGCAGCAATCCGGGTGGGTGCAAAGGATGCCCCCATCAAGGCAAGATTAAGTCGCCCATTGTGTTGGGTAAAGAAATTGTCGAAGCAACGGAAGAGGACAACACCGTTGTCGTCGAGGGTGAAGAAGAGGAGGACACCGAAGTTCACACCATCCCAAAATACCCCAGCCCGTTTTTTCGTGGGAAAAATGGCGGTATCTACAAGATGGTTGGAGATGAGGAAGAACCGTTACGGGTATACGAGCACGACTTGTACGTAGTCAAACGCATGCGCGACCCAGTTGTGGGGGAGGTAGTGGTAATGAAACTGCACCTACCTCGGGATGGCGTTAAAGAGTTTGTTATACCCAACGTGCAAGTCACTGACAAGAATGAGTTGCGTAAAGCACTTTCTGGTCACGGTGTAGTTTGCGCTACGAAACCTTTTAACCTGTTGATGGAATACATTTTTTCTTCCATCAAAGAACTTCAGTACAAACGGAAAGCAGAACAGATGAGACAGCAATTTGGATGGGCAGATCGGGACAGCAAGTTCATTATCGGAGATCGAGAGATCACACCGGATGGTATCTTCCACAGTCCGCCATCAACAACTACACACAACCTAGCACAGCACATGCAACCGACAGGCACGCTAGACCTTTGGAAAGAGGTCTTTGCTTTGTACGGTAGAGCGGGACTTGAACCTCATGCGTTCGCAACGCTGACTGCTTTTGGTTCCCCCTTGCTTAAATTCTTGGGGCAAAACGGGGCCATCATTAACGTCATTCACCCTAGTTCAGGCACGGGTAAGACTACCATTTTGCACATGTGTAATAGCGTGTACGGCGACCCGGGCAGATTGTGTGCAATGTGGGACGACACGCTTGCAGCCAAACTGTTGCGTCTTGGGGTGATGAACAACCTGCCGTTTACCGTAGATGAGATGACTAACACTACCCCGGCGGACTTTTCAACTTTGGCATACAGCATGTCGCAGGGACGGGGTCGAGATAGGGTCAAAGCGTCTTCCAACGAATTACGGTTAAACCTCACGTCATGGCAGTCAATCTCATTGTGTTCATCGAACGCTTCGTTTTACGAAAAGATGGCTTCACTCAAAAACAGTCCTGATGGCGAGATGATGCGATTGATTGAATACAAGATTGATTACAGCCCAGTGATTGACGTGGCTGAAGCCAAACAGATGTTTGACCACCAATTAAAAGAAAACTTTGGGCATGCAGGCGACTTGTATGCTAAGTGGCTAGTAGACAATCTGGAAGAAGCAAAGAACACGGTTCTTGGGATTCAAGCCAAAATCGACAAGGAACTTAAACTAACCCAACGTGAGCGATTCTGGTCTGCCGTGGTTGCCGCCAACATTACAGGCGGTTTGATTGCCAAGAACATTGGCCTCATTGACTGGGACATGAAAGCCATCTACAAGTGGGCTACTCAAATGATCTTGGGCCTACGCACGGAGGTCAAACCCCCAGCAAGTGACGTCATGGCGGTGATTGGTGATTACATCAACCGACACATGCAAAACATTCTTGTGGTCAACGACGAGGTAGACCGCCGCACCAGTATGGTCATGCTGCCAACCTTGGAGCCACGGGGTGAATTGTTGATTCGCTATGAGCCTGACACTAAGAAGATGTTCCTCGCAGCCAAGCCGTTCAAGAACGATTGCGTCAAGTATCAGGTCAATTACAAAGACACGCTGGCGCAACTAGAGAAGAAAGGCATCTTTCTTGGCACCATGAACAAACGGCTGTCCAAAGGCATGAAGGTGGTATCCCCCGGGGTGCACTCTCTGATTTTTGATTGCTCCAGTGCCGAGTTCATCAGCATGGATGAGATAGCCAAACCGGAACACAGCGATGCTGGTGGAGAAGGTTAGTTATCGGGTTAACTGGAAAAAGTTCAGGAAGGGCTACTCGTTCTTCGTGCCTTGTCTCGACCCTAAAGTCGCCAAAGAGGAAGTTTTACGTACCACACAGCGGCTTCGGTACAACATTTTGACGAAAGTTGTGATTGAAGAAGGGATTAGAGGTTTACGAATTTGGAGGGTTTGATATACTGTGCGCAGAAGGGTCGCTCCTTCTGACTTCTTGGCGCAGTTGCCTACTTACACCCCCGGGTCTCCCCCGGGGGTTTTTTATGGCTGGGGTACTTGCGTGCGCTCAAGCAACGGATAAACGTACGGCGCTTCTTTCGGGCCAACCATAAGCCCTTCAACCGCTTCGCTACGACGTTGGGCACGACCACTCAGCGACTTAGACACAGTCTCACCAGAGATTGCCAGCATGCCGTTCTTGTAGTTGTAGCGGTCAATGGCTACGAGCGCATCCTCAAGACGTTCTTCATTACGGTCCGTTGGGTCGTTCTCATACCGTCGCACTGCAAGGTCAAGGTCATCCAACACCTTCTGCCTATCCTTCTCAACGCCCATTATCATGCGGTCAACAAGGAATTTCTTCTTCTGGATTTCAGCAACCTCAGTGCTTTGGAAGCCAAGACTCATGCCGAGCAACTTACCCGTGGTGTACCACTCAGCGTTACGGATTTCCACACCCTTACGAGTTTGCTCTCCCTCTCCTGCTACACGTATGGCTTTAGCACCACCACGGAAAAATGCAGGGAGAATCTTTTCCACACCACGGTTGAACTGCCCGTTGTTGAAGTCA